GGATGCGGTAGTTTCTAGCCATGTAAGTAGTCTAGCTTAAGCTCTTGTAGTGTACTTAAAGTATTACTTTTAAAACTTTTCCTTTAAACGGTAAAAGGCCTTTCTAAGTTGGAGGTCCTTTCTTTCGTCATCCCCAGAAGGGGCCAGAAGGGGCCTTTAACTGTCCAACCAATTACAACCACCTGAGGAGGCACTAGCAGCCTTCTGAAGGTCTTCTAGGGTCCTTGCGTAGCCAAGTACACCTACGTTAAGACCCCCTTCTCCTTGAATAAATTTTCTTTCTAATTCCCACTGTTCCATTTCTCTACGTTTTATTGCGTTTTTCTCAGTGAGAGCCATATTCTCTGTAAAGTATTGAACAGCCATCGCCAGAGCATCAAGCCTATCGTCGTGCCTTATAGAGTTCTTCTCTTTGGTAATTCGGGTCATCTGCCAAAAGAGTTGATACTGCGATCTAGTTTCGCTTGGGTACATCTCAGTGGAAGCAATATCCTTAGCGATTATGTCAGTGTCGACCATGAGCCTGTGTTGGTTCATGACTGGTTCAAGGACATCAATAATTCTGGCTTCTTTTTGTTTTGTGTGTCTAACCTCTTCGATACTGCATGGATAGATCGTTCCGAGGTAACGCTTAAGAAGTTCACTAAACATTCCAAGTCCGAGGTTACTTTCAACAAGTATTTCTTTAACCTTGAACTCTTTCGCAATAAGAGTAAGTTTTTTGAGGTTGAGTTCGCTGTAACCACCCCTAAGACCCCCAGAAGCGAGGAGAAAGAGGTTACCGTTGAGGTAAGCAACTACAGCGTACCCAAGTTCATCACTGCCTTTCCCACTAGGGTCAATCGCAAGAACAACCCCCGTGTACTCCGTAAATTCAGTACCGATTTGTCCAGGTTTGTAAAAGAGATCACCGTGGAGTCCCACTGAAGGAATATCTAAAGCTTTGTCACCGTTTGCACTCCAAATAACCTTGTCAGGGCCTTGTTCTCTGTGAAGTCTAAAGATACATAAATCTTGAAGTTTAAGAGGAAATCTCTCTTCATCAGACAGGCTAATATCAAGTAGGAACTGGAGGTTAAACGTGGACCGTCCTATAGATTCCTTTCGGGCCTCTAGTTCCTCCCAACCAAATCTTCCAGGGTCTGTAGGGTGACCAGCTAAGGATTTATCGTCATCAAGCTCAGACTGGATTTTAGGAGCTAACCGATCTCCGTAATAATTCTTTCGTTTAGCTGCAGTAGGATATAGGGCAGGCCAGATTCGAGGAGAATAGCCAGCTAGTTCTAGTTTGGCGTAGATGCTGTCCTGCGTGTGGGGAGTCCCTAGAAATACAATTTCTCCCCCAGGCTTTATAACCGAATCGAACTCTTTAATACTTTCTCGAAGTTTATCTCTTATAAGCTGCGTTTCACAGCTCTGAGGGGTCTCTACGTCATCAGCTACGATCAGATCTGCTCTAGACCCAGTGATCTGACCGAAAATACCACTAGACCTCACAGAGGGGCTTTGATCGGGCTTAGAGCCAAACACATCAAAAGCCACTTTAGAGAATCTTTGAGTGTCACTAGGGAAGAGGTCCTTCACCATGAACCAGTTTCTCAGTAGATCATGGCAGAAAACACTGAAAGCATCTGCACGGTCTTGCGCTGCTGAGATAACTAAAACCTTTGTATCAGGGTTTTTTCTTAGTCTCCAGAGCACGTAACCTGCTGTGAGGAAGCTTTTACCACAGCCTCGATAAGCCATGATAATTCTCCTGTTAGGACCGTTCTGCAAATAATCTGCAAGTTGGTACTGAACAGGAGTAGGGCTTGGAAGCCTTAGAAAGTGCCAGAGATGAGTAGCAAAAACTGGAAAGCTACTGATCGCTTCCTTAATAATCTGTTGTTGATTATCACTAGGCACTTATATAAGATTTAACTTTGGACATATCAATCTCAGGTAGAGCGTTAATCATCTCGCCAATAGCAGAGACATCACCATTCTTATCGAGAGTAATACCTTGGTCTTTAAGGAATTTAATAGCGTTAGCTAGGTCAGAGGCTTTAACGTTTTCAGAGTTAAGCTGATCTACCAACTTAGTAGCCACCAACCGATGGAGAGCTTGTAGCTCATCCTCTGTTGCCATTCCTACCGATTTTCTTCTAGCCATTTTCTTGTTCCATTTTCTTGTTGTATTTTAGTAGCGCTTTACTCCAAGGAGAAACGTAAAGCTCTGTTACTTTTTTGGGAATAGGTTCTTTTTAATTAACTCTACGGCAGCATCGTCTATAGTGTTATCAGTAGACTCGACAAGCTTTGCAAGCAGGTCTACAATCAACTGCTTAACTGAATCAGATTTTAAGAAGGCGAAGAGAATAGGTTTGACTAAAAGAACCATTGGAATAAAGTAATTCTTAGTAATACTAGTCCATCCAGTTATAATCTCGCTTTCTTTTCTCTTTCTTGATCTCTATAAGGCTTAAGAGCCTATCGGCATATTCAGGATCAGCAGAACGACTTTGTTGAATTAGGAGTTCCGCAAATAGAAGATACACACGCTCAACATCCATCTCCTCACGAAGCTGAACTTCAGGCGATAGAAGCTGCCTTAGTCGCTCGTGCCAAGAGACGTGAGATGGAATTTCATTCTTTGGACCACTCCGCCACATCTCAGCGAAACGCTCTTCAATTGACTCAGGAATGTACATCTGAATCATGTCGAGAGCTTCCTTCTGATGAAGCTGACCAGAGTAGTAGGTAGCTACGTCACGGAGTGAGAATTTCAAGCTTTAGGGGCTGTGTTTGCTTTACCACTACCAAATGGTAACTCAACATCACCAGCTTTCTTATTTTTGTTTCCTGATCCTTTTCCACCGCCACCTGCGGTTTCTTTTGGAAGCCTAGTGCCGTCTCCCATAGAGATGCGGGAGTCACCCCCAACATACACGGTTCCTCGATCTTCTCTCATAGTTACTTTGTCTTGTATCCCTTAATTGTACTCTTTTTTGGCTTAGAGTCTTTTTGAAACTTCTGAGCTACGCTAGGCTTATTAGCGTATAGGTATTTTTTCTGTTTATCGGATTTAAAAGGCATGGCAGATGAAAAGAAGAATCTTTTAGAGAAGCTTAAAGATGGCGAGGAGCAGATACAAGTCCTTGGTACATTTGTACGCCTTGGAGTAGTAGTCTGGTCTGGATTTATAATAAGCCTTAATTACTTACCTCTGCCAGGGATGACTGAGGAGAAGAATAATGATATTACGTTTATAACTTTCGTCTTTACTTCAGCTCTCGCTACCTTTGGAATTGATACAGCTAAGAAGAAGGACCATAAAGATAAACCAAGTGGTGCTACCCAGCATATAATTATAGAAACTCCTATTAAGATTGAAGGGGTAGATAAAAACAAGGTAACAAAAGTATGAGAAAATGCTTATTACTTTTGCTCCTGCTAAGCCCAGTTGCAGCAAGGGCAAATCCAGTTACTCCAGCCTTCACTCAAGGATCGATGCAATCGACTACAGTGACTACAATCGATATCGAAGAAACGATAGAGACAGAGGTATTTGGAGGTGCTTATTCTAAATGGAGTGGAGAAAATATAAATCACACTTCAGCAACCTCTGGAGGAATCGTAGATTCAGATTCAGTCTTTACAATCCACACCGCTGGAGACCCCTTCACTCTGGAAGTAACAACCAGAGCAGCAGGGGTAGTAGAGACTCACGATATAGAAAGAACCATCGAACAAACTTCTACTACTACATCGCTATCTGTCTTTTCTCAGTAAGTCCAGTATTAGCAGAAGAACCAAAAGTAAGTAACACCTCAAATCCGCAGGCGGCTGCGACTGGAAATGTAACCAATCAAGCCGTACAATTCCAAAATAACGGAGCACCTTCGAGACAACAGTTAGGACCATCCATTGTTTGCAACGGTTCTACCATGACTTTTACTCCATTTTATATGGGTAATCACGTCAAACCTTGGGAACATGAGGAGGGAAGAATGTCCCCTAATGGTTATACAATGAGTGAGAATTGGGGTGCTCAATTAAGTTTTATGGTTCCACTTGACGGTTCAATTACTGAACTTTGTAAGTCAATTGGTAGGAGGCAAATGGAGAAGTTAAGACTGGATTATGAGCTAGTTCGTATTAAAGAATGTGCGGCTCTTCAATCTAAAGGCTTTACCCTGCGCCCTGGGAGCGATCTTGAACATATTTGCTCCGACGTTGTGCCAATCTCTGCCTTGACCAAGAAGGAACCTCTTTCCCCCGTTTCTTCTGAATCCTCTTCAAAACCTGAGTAATTACAGGTTTTAAGGCTTGTACACTCCTTTTAAATACTGCAGTCGCTGTCAGAGTAGCTACAACAGATACTGAAGCTGTAGTACCAGCAGCTACTAGGATTTCCTGTTTTGGTACTGGTAGTTCGTAGTCTGTAAAAGGTATAGTGAATGAAGTAATTTCTTTAGGTAATGAAACTTCTGGTTGCTGCTTTGGTTCTTCTTTCTCTGTATTTTTCTCTGCCTCACCTGAAGCCTCTACTCCTGGAGGCGCTCTTAAATCGGAAGGTGGAACAACTAACGGACGATATGAAGGAATTAGTGCCTTCGGTTGATCCAGAGTTACCCTTGGAATTTCCAGCGCCGGAGGTAGAGAATAACGTGGCAGGAGAGGTGGCTCTCCCATCTCTTTAGTAATTCACACCTATTCCGTGTAGCTCTGTAACTTTAGAGCCAGTTGCTTGGTTAGCCCAAACTGCTTTATATCTAACATCGGTTCCTGCGGTACAGGTAGTTTCACCTAAATAAATAGTTTTAATACCTGTACTAAAGTCTGATCCAACAGTATAACTAGCTGCTTCAGTCCAATTAGTTCCGCCATTGCAAGTAAAGTAGATCTTTAGATCAGTACCAATTGTTGCAGTACCTTCGTTGTTCTTATAAAGAAATGTACCTGAAACCTTAGTCCTAGACGAGGATGCTGTATTAGCAGTTCCAATTACAGTTCCTGTAGCATTGGCTGTTTCAGGAGTACCTTTTCTATATTTAAAATCACTTATAGATGAAGCATGACCACCTTGTCCACCAACAGCCATAGCAATCTCAGCCGTGTTAGTCATTGTCTGACTATTTGTAGAGTTAGATTGAGCGATTAATGTTCCTGATGTGTCACCAGCATATAACCTGAAAACACCAACAGCATCTCTTGTAAATGTAAACTGCGCTCCAGCAAATCTTGCTGTTGCATTATCACTTAAATAAACTAGCTCTCCATTTCCTGCCGCATTTCCACCCCTTACATCTCCTTTACCTGAGTGGCTACCCATCTGTATACCGAAACTATCCTGAGACTGTTCTCCACTAAAATAAGCCCCAGTTGTCCAATCAGAATTATTAGCTGGACTACCTGATCTACCAGATGATGTGTTTAAAGATGCCTTATAAAACATAACGTAAGCACCGTAAGTATTATTAGCGTTAGTACCTGTCACCTCAAATGGTAGACCAGCTGCAAATGTTAGTGCAGTTGACCCTGTTGCTGATACTGATAAACCATCAACATCTGGAGAGTTAGAGTGAGAGAACGTACCATCTCCAAAAGTTTGAGCACCTAGACTTCCATTATCAAAATTAGCAGCTACAAAGTTTGTAAATGATCCAGTGCTAAATGCAGCAGCAACAGTTACTGTATCTACAAATTCGCCTGATTGTCTGTTTACATTTGTTTCCGTTCCTATACCAGTGTCATCTTCAAACTGATCTATAAAACTATTCGTTAAATTATATGCCTTTCTATTAGTATCTACTGCTGTCTGTAGAGCTAGTGTGTTTAAATCTCTTCGCAGATTTGAATCATCATAAGCTGCTGGTTGCCAGCTTCCATCACCTCTTAAGAAGTTACTAGAGCTAGCTGTTCCACTCCCAAGTCTTGCTGTTGCTATAGTCCCAGATGTAATTTTACTTGCAGCCAAGTCAGCGACTCTTGCGGCTGCTAAAGTTCCTGATCCGATATTGTCTGCGTTAGTAGTATCTGTTGTAGCAGAGGTGGCAAGACCAGAAAGTTTTGAAGCAGCTATCGCAGCATCAGATTTAATGTCAGCGTTAACGATAGAGCCATCTTCTACTCCACCAGAGTTAACTTTGTTGAGTGCGTTTGCCATGGTTAGTCTGCTGCCTCCGGTGTGTTACCTGCTGCTACCCATTTTAGGTATTCTTGGGTATCAGTATTTTCAGGGTTATCTATAAGGATACTTAAATATGTATTATTACCAAGGTCTTTATCAACCCCTATAACTTCCCCATCAATAGGGTCTTTAAAAAATTTGTATAGTGCCATGATTAAAGCTCCGCTTGAACGCCCAGACGGGCTGCTGAATTGAAAGTTCTTATGTGGCAAGTATAATTAGCAGTAACACTTAAATTACTACTGAAATTCAAACTGACTGCAGTGGTACTTGATCTATTTATTGATACATCATCAGCCTGAGTATTGCCGTTATTCTGGACTATATCCCAATAGTCTGTCCCTGTTACTTTATAAATTGATGGTGCTGCTCTCATTCTAGTAGGGAAAGGAACGATACCAAAAACGTTTGAAGAAGTATAAGCGTTACCAGTAGCAATAGGAGCTAAGCCACTACCACCACTACCTGCTGCTGATTCAGAACCATTTGCGATCATCCAGAAATAACGTGAGCAACGGTTGTATTCATCAGCAACCGATCTTTTCTGAGTTGGAGATTTAATTGTTCCTTCTTCAAGTTGAACCTTAGTAACATACCAAGTTGCACCATTAGTTTCTAATATTCTTACTGCGCCTGTGGCTCCTTCATCCTGAGCACTATTCCATTGGCCCGCTGTCCCTCTGAAGTTGTCACCAGAGCCCATATCAAAAACAAGTCTTAATCCAACCCCGTTTTCTTCGTTCCAAGAAGATCCGTCAGTTATAGGCGGGATAGTGATACTTATATCAGTCCAAGTGTTAGCAGAAAGTGAATAAGTAAAAGGATACGATCTGTTTTGAGCACTGTTTTGGATTGCTCCGCTATGGCTTCCTGCGACACTGGAGTAAGCAGTGAAGCTTAAAGTCATAGATTGACATCCACTCTCCCCGAAATTAATTCTTTGGGTGTTATACCCTTCTACCATTTGCCGAACATTAAATATATCAGAAGAAGAAACAGTCGCAGCCTGACTAGATGTTACTTTTATGGCATTTCTTACGCCTAAGTTTGAACTTGCTACTGAAACCTGCTCAATAGTAAAAGCTTTAGAACCCCCTTCACCTCTTGATACCCAACGATCAACTGGATATTGTCCTGTTCCACTATTAATAGTTAATGTTCCCAAACCACGTTGATTAATCTGCATATGTGGATTAATAACTAAGTTAGTATCTGCAACAGTATTAGTTAACTTTGCTGTACAAGTTCCATCAGTAGCAAGCGTAATGGCATTTCCATTAGCTCCTGCTGCATCTGATATGGAGTTGACTCTTAGTGTGCTACTCATGGCTTGGGATTGTCACTCTTAACTTTAGCAATTGCTTCCTTCCATTTGGTAGTGCCATTAACTTGATCCCAGTATTGGAGATCTAATTGTTCTTCTAAACTAGGGTATTGGTCTTCCCTCTTATCTATATAATCCTCTTTAGCATACTCAGTATTAACAGCGTTTATATCTATAGAAACTTCTTTCCCATCTTTATCATAAGCACTCCAAACACCTTCCTTTGTTCT